GCCGGACCTTGCGGGCCTTGCCGGATGACCGCCGTTATCTGCCTGGTGGTCCTGGCCACCGTGACGCTCACCGCCCGTTGGTCGATGAGCGCCGTTATCTCACGGCGGGGGATGGTGACGTTGACGGCAATATCAGCCATTAGGTATGTCTTTAGTTACCTCAATCTCGCCGCACAGCCAGGTGTCCGACAAGCCGGTGGCGTCGGCGGTCTCAAAGGTTTCGAACTCCCACTCCCACACCCCGACAGCCAAAGGCAGCGCCTGCTCCGGGATCGAGAAGACATAGAGCACCGGGTCATCAATGACGATCGTGCCCTTGCCCGGTGCCGGGATGGACGATAGCTCATAGCCCAGAGTTTCCTTGCCCTTGAGCTGAAACTGGAGGCGGCAGGACAGGCAGGGCGGTCCCACAACACCGCCCAACTCGTCGCTCATGCCGCCGATACCCCAGGCCGGCCACTTGCTGCCGCGCCGGTGTTTGCCTAAGTCAATTACGGCCGGCTCCATCAGCTGCCTCCTGTTTCATCGGTTACGGTTGCCCGGCCGCTCATGTTCCCCAGCATCTCCATCCTGGCCATGATCTCAGCCAGATGCTCAGGCTCGCTTTGGGCATAGAGGTCAATCAGCTGGTCGCGGAAGGCCTCCAAAGAATCCACCTTATTCAGCAGGGCCTCGGCGGCTTCAATCAGCGAGGAGGCGGGACCAGCGGTCAACTGCTTGGCCCAGTCAAAGAGGGCGGCGTTGTCACTGTCGGTGATAGGGGCGGCAGCCTCCTTAAAGGCAAGGGCGTCAGATGATTGCCTCCCGGCGTTATCAATGGCCGGTGCAGGCCTGAGTACCGCCGTTCCGCCCTTAGGCCGAGGCAGATGGTAGGTGTTGTACCAGTAGTCGCCGTCAACCTGGACGCCGATTTTATTGACCAGCACCTCGTCGCGGTCCGCCAGCTCCTTCAGCACCTCCTCCTTCTCGGTAATAAAACGGAGGGTCGGGTAGACCAGGACGCCGGCAAAGTTGTAATCCACCAGCCAGGGGATCAGGCTCGAATTCAGGCATTCCGCCACCATCCCGGCATCCGCGTTCTTGATATCCATGCGGACGTCGTCATGGGTCTTGGAGGCGGCAAAGGAGCCGACCGAGACCTCGGTGGTCAGGGTCTGGCCCAGCACCGCCTTGGAGATCTGTTTGTCCATGTATTCGCAGAGCGTTTCATAGGTGACATTGCCGCTGCGTTTGGCTTCCAGTAGCTCAATCGCCATGGTGTCCGGGATGGTGACCCCGGTTTCGGCATGGATGGCCTTAATGGCCTCATGCAGGGTCGCCTTCTGCTCGGAAGTAGCCCCGGACGGGTATTTGCCCACCCCGGTCGGCATGCCGAACTTGTCGAGGAAGATCAGCCAGAACTTGATGCCGTGTTTCTTGAACCACACCGACCACCACAGCTTCTGCCCCAAGCCTTTGCCGTAAGGGTTGTCGGAATCGCCATAGCTGAAGGTGATAAACTTGCGGTCGGGCACGACCTCGCCGGTGACGGCGTTATCACGGGTGAGCAGGCGCAGCTCCCGCTCCATGGTAAAGGCAAAGCGGCGGGGATGTTTGCCGATGATCTTGCCCACCCTGACCCGGCCATCCTGGATGGTCCACATGATCTCGGCGCAATAAAAGCCGTATAAGATACCCTGGAGCAACTCCTGGACTGCCTGCTTGAAATTACAGCCGTTCAGCGCGGCGGTGACAAAATCGGCGATCTCCTTGCCCCTGGCCGACTCTTCGCCGGCTGTGATTTCCCACTTTTCCCCGGCCACCGACAGATAGCGGGTCTGCAGCACCGACCCGGCATGAGGGTCACGGTCGACCTCGTCATAGAGTTTCATCCCCTTGCCCTGGCCTTCACTCATGATCGTAGGGTCGGGGTTCTCCAGATGATCGACCCAGCCGGTGAAGATGTCCTGGTCCTTGGCGAGCAGGGCTATCTCATCGCCAATCGGCGGAGGGGTTTTCTTATCGTTTTCTTCCATAATCAATCCTTAACTCAAATATCCGGTCAGGCGGGAACTGACTCTGGAAACGCCGGTGGATTCGAACTCAATCTCGCCGCCGCCCTCCTGCCTGGTGGCATATATCACCATGGCACCGGCCACACCGGCATCGCCATGCCGCTGCCCGCCGGTCGATTCGGTCTTACCGTCCGGCAATTTGGCCACGCCCTTGACCACCTTAAAGGCCCTGTTGTCCTCGATCCAGTCGGCATCCAGGGGCAGCATTATTGTTTCATCCTCAAATGCCGCTTTGTAGCGCGGCATATTGTCCCGATACCAGCCCTCGGTGAGCATCACCTGGCTGATCCTGGCCTGGCCGTACTTCTGCGCCGCCACCTCGGCCAGATATTGACCGTTGCCCCTGGCATCAAAGGCGCCATGGCTAAAGCGCGGCAGCCGATCGATAATGTAAAAGACCACCTGCCGCTGGGTCTCGAAGGGTACGTTTTTCAGCTCCAGGCCGAAGGGGGCGGCAAAGGTGGCGTCCTGCTGCTCTTGGACCGGCAGATAGATACTGAGATCGCCGTTCCTGGCAAAGTCCTCGCCGAAGTAGCTGCGCCGATTGGCCTGCAGCTTGGCCAGCAAGGGGGCGAGATAGTCCTCGCACCAGGCCTCCGTCTCGCTGATCCGCTGGTCCTCGGGTAAAAAGGTAAACTCGCTTGGAAGCTCCAGCCGCAAAACAGGGATACCTGCCGACATGCAGCGCTCGACCAGAGCCCGGGACAAAAAGGCGCCGCTGCCCTGAGCGGGTACGCAAAACAACTCCTCGTCATGGTTCGGGCTGTACCGTTTGACCAGGGACGCGCGCCAGGCTATTTCCTCCTGCAGGCTCCATGCTCTGCCGGTAACAGCACAGATCCGGCGGTACAGGCCGTCATGGATGGCATCGTCGAGGGTAACCCTGTGGATCGAGTAATCGTTGCGGCCGGCCCTGGCGTCCTGGATCAGCGCGTTGAATGGATTTTCCGTGCCGTTGTGGGTACTGATAATATGGACCGTTCCGCCCCACATGGTCATAGCGATCGCCGCTTTCAGCAATTCCTCAAGGTCATCGACAAATGCCGCCTCATCCAGCACCAGCCGCTCACGGGGCCGGCCTTTGCTGCGCAGGTTGCGCGGATTGCTGGAAAAAGTCTCAATCGCAAAGCCGCTCTCGAATCGGATGTCATAGACATGAATATCCTTGCCGTCCTCTCTTCTGAGGATCTTTTCGCCGATCCCACCGACTGCAGTATGAAAGGCCTTGGCCCAGGTGGCACAGTCCTGGATAAACCCTGAGGTCATTTCCTTGTCGTAAGAGATATAATAGACGTTTGCGCCGCGATCCGCGTCGGCCGCGTGCAGCACCGAATCAGCGGCCTCGCCGTACGACAGACCGATTCGACGGCCCTTCTCCATAATCTTCACGGGTGAGTGATCATCGATCCAGCGCTGCTGATATGGGAGCAATACCGCGCTCATGTTCCGAGTTCCTTCATTATTGCCGCCCGCAGCTGGTCGATAGTCTCTGAGCTGGTGCCATGGCTTCTGCTGTTCTCTCCCGACTCCTCGGCAATTTTGGCCTGCAGTTTTTCCAGTAGAGTCATCGACTGCTGCACATCCTTAATGCTGTTGACCGTTACGCCGCCAGGGGCGCTGAGCATGAGGCCTATTTTCCGCTGTATCGCCTCGGACAGGGCTGTCGGCAGATCGGTGACGATCTCTCCTCCAGTCGACTCCTGTTTGGCCGTTGCCTGCTGATTGCGCTCCCGTGCCTCTTCATTGATGGCTTTGCTTGAGCTCACCAAAGCAGAAAAGGCATAAGCCTTCTGTGGATCCTCACTCTCGATCACTGACGCGATCAGCTTGGCCTTGGCCAGCATCACCCCGCGCCGCACCGAGGTCTGGGCCTGCCGGTATTCGCGGCGCCGATCGGACCAGGAAGGCACGCTGTCCAGGCCCCAGCGCTTGAGCTGGGAGATGGAGACGCCGGTGGTCTCGGCCACCTGCTCATAGGTGCGGCCGTCGATGATATAGAGCTCCTCGGCTGACTCGCGGACCTCCCATGAATACGACTCGGGGCTCATCAGATTCCCAGGGCCTTTTTCATGGCGGCAATCTCGCCGATCAGGCCCAGATAGTCGGCATGTTTGGCGGCCATCTCCACGGCCTGGACCGCTGCCTGGTCTGCTTTGATCTCAACCAGTCGGGCAAAAGGGGCCAGGACAGTCCGGATGGCCGCGATATCGCCTTCAATCGACATCTCCAGGCGGCGGGCCTCCTGTTCTTTCTCAGCCAGGCGGCCCCTTACGGTTAATCGTTCATTATCAAAGCTCATTGCACGCTCCTGTTGCGGTCGCTGGTCCAGATGCCGATCAGTTGGTCGAATTTATTGCCGAGATTGGTCATGGCCTGGGTGTTGAGATAAACCAGGTTGGCCATGTCGCCGGCTGTCTTTTCCCAGTTCTTGACGAGATAGACGTTGTTGTCATACTTGACCGAGAACTCGGCGTACTGCCGGTTGTACATCGTGATCATCGCCTCGAAGCGTCTGTTGTCCTGCTCGTTCTTGGTGCGGATCTCATCTTTCAAAGCTGACATTACCGCCACCACTTTGAGCACCGCCACCAGGCCGAGTGCAGGCGGCACCACGAAAATGCAGAGGATCACCGTGCCGGCGGTCCAGCC